CAGTATGAGTTCTGCAAACAACAACAATGGTCGCAGACTTCATTCCAATCGTTTCCTCGGTCAAGACTTTACAAATGTCAACTTGATGACCGCACTACGGTTTATCGGTCGACATGACAGCCGTATGATATTGATTGATAGATTCGGTAATATGCTGTATGTACCGATTACATTTAGCGAAGCCACTCGTAGCGTTGATGCCAATATCCGTTTCGGCTCTAAGCGAACTGACCCTGTTGATAACACACCAAACCGTGTCACTGTACAAGGTCAACCAATGGCATTGAATGACTTGGTTATTGTTACTGTTGATGATACTGAAAGGCAAAGTGGTAACAACGGTGAGATACGAGAAGAACCAGCACCAGTGGTAGATATGACGGTACGCTCAACCAACGGTGCGAAAAGAGTCGCTCGTCAAATACTGCGAGGTAACACAATTACANNAGAGTTGCTCGTCAAATATTACGAGGTAATACACTTACAGCGGGTGCTATCAGTAGTAGCGGTCATCCCGGTATTACTGACATGCGACCGGGTATGACAATTGAGTATGACGGTCAAACTCGTGTGATAACAGAAGCAAAACATATGCCGATAGTAGGTGTTACCGACCTTACTTTACTTAACATCGAGTCGGGTATAGAAGGTGTACTGCAAGGCATTAGTGAAGGTGCAACCGCTGTTTCCGGTGGAGAAGCACCTCTTACATATGTACAAATTGTCGAAGAAAACTTGTCAATGTTCGGTAAAATAGAGTTGCGTATCACTTCTCAATTAACCGAGCGAGGTGTACATAACACCGCATTCATTATCGGAGGGGTTAAAGGCACGAAGACAAGAGGCAAGATTGGTGGCGAAGGGTTGCCAATAGGTGCGAATAAGACCGAGATTAGGAGATATTGACATGCCCGTATCAAATCACATACGCCGTTTGCTCTTACAAACCATTGCTGATACTATCAACGAAGTAGTGGTAGGTTTCGACGGAACACCGGCTACTGCGGAGGATGGTGCGGCAGGTCGCCCTGCTATCGTTCTCACGCCAACAGTGACGATTATTGACGACACTGCCCTTCTTGTTGAGGCATCAATGAGTGTTGATAATGCGTTCAATGATAGCATCCGTGAGGTGTACATACAGAATCGTAGCACCTCCGACTTCACACCAGTCGCTCGTTATACGACAAAGCCGATTATCAAAACATCAGCAAATGAAATTAACATTGAAATACTTATAGAGGTGGCATAAAATGGGAAACGGTAATCCAGTATCGGGGCATACAAATCATAACTTGACAGTGGCGACAGCAACGAATGTTGACGGCTTAGGCGATGGCGACCATATCTTATCACCCACTCTTACCAATATGGTTGAGGGTATTCACGGCAATGGTATCATCATGTATGACGATACCTCCGTAGGTGAAGGTGACAGGAACACGCCCGCTAATTTACCCGGTGCTGTCAACTACGCAAGTGGCACTACTTTCACTGTAAAAGGAGGATATGCTGTTCTTGATGGTATAATGTATGAGTTCGCAGGTGGTGTAGGTGCAACAACAACTTACACGCTGAATACCAGTAGTGCAAGTGCCGCAGGTTCACATACTGCTCTTACCAGTGGTAAAGAAGCACTCGTTGTCGTTTATGTATGCGCTGATGATGATACTTCTGTAAAGCATATTTATTGGGAATTAGGAACCGCTACTACTGTCGGTGCAAATGCTTACCCTGCTTGTTCGACTTCTTTCCTCAATACACCCACTGCAACAGGTAGTAGTGCGTTGGCAAACACTCAAACACTCGTTTTAGCGGTTCTCCGTGTCGTTTTTGCGAGTGGGGGCGATGACCTCAAGTTAGCAATCACAGAAGTGAATGACAAGCGTGTATTTATTCGACCGTCACCTATGTACTTCTCACCCGTTACTACCGGCGATATTGCCGCAACTGCCGAAGTTGATTCGCATACTGAACTTGACAACTTTCACAGTGGTGAAGTAGGTGGTTTTAGTGCCTCACGCTTTGGTGCAATGTGGCAATCATTTGGTTCACAGGTAGCCAGCACTACAGCAGGTGACAACGATAAGGATGTGTTGTACTACAGTGGTACTCACGCCGCCCGTTTCACTCGTTCAGTATTCGACCGTGTACTTACAAGTACTGCTACCAGTATTGACCTAACATCAACTGATGCTAACATCCTCGTGCTTACACCGGGTGGTACATTCGCTGTAACAACCAGTGGGCCATTCCCTGCGGGTTATGTCATAGAGATAAAGAATACTCATGGGTCAAACACCGGAACATTTGCTCTTACCAACTCAACAACTTCTGCCATCGGTGATACCGCTGACAGCGATGGTGGGTACGCTAAGTTCGTCTGTACAGTAAGTCATGCGACCAATCCAACCTTTGTTCGCTTAGTGTGAATAGGGTGATTCAAAATAGTAGAAAGAAAATTACTCTCATTTATTTTCACTGTTATTTTTTCTTAATTGCCGTGTCTTGCCAATAATGACCGCACTGCCTACATTGTAGTAGTAAGAAACGCTCACGCTCACCATCAAGGTAACGAGCCGATATGCGTCGTGCTATGTGCCAATGGGCGCAAGCCCTACACTTTACTTTCAATTTCTCTAGCAATCGCCCCATCGAAACACGCCTCACAAAAATCTCCATCAACAATAACCGTACAAGGTTCATGGCAGAATACACATATGTATGTCGTCATTGAGGTGGCCTTCTTGCTATAATGTCATCAATGCGCAGTATTGAATTGGTGACTTCACTAGCACTTAGTACTGCTTGACGAACCAGTTCCGTAGGTTCGTACACACCAAGTTCCATCATACTACATACACCGCCGTTATGCACATCGGGGCCAATCTCACGGTTGCCCTGTAGAATTTCGTGACGGATGGCAAGGATGGTATCGAGTGGGTCATGTCCTGCATTTTCAGCAATGGTAGCAGGAATACACTCTAATGCGTCTGCAAAGGCTTCAATTGCCATCTGCGCTCTACCACCTATCTGTGCCGCATGTTGTCGTAGATGTGATGACATACGGGCATAAGCGTTACCACCACCAACAACAAAGTTACCGTTCTTTAACACTAAAGATACTACACCGAGAGCATCATCAAACCCACGCTCAACTTCTTCAAGCGTGTGAGATGTAGCACCCCTTAACACGAGTGTTGCTTCATCACTCTTGACTTTACCTTGTACAAAGAGATACCAAACATCGTTATGCTTTTGTCGCTCTACGGTACACTTAGTTGCTTCTTCTACCTCTTCGGGTGTTTGATAGATAGTAGCACCTGTAACCTTACTCAATGAGCGTAGTGTTGATTCGGGTACTCTACGAGCAACCATGATATTATGCTTCTTGAGATGAGCGCATACATGGTCGTTGACCGCATCACGAGCAAAAACAAGTCCACCCTTTGGTAATACATTCACAAGTAATTTAGCCAAACTGATGAGGTTTGCTTTGCCCGATGATTTGTATGATTGGAATGATTGAGCATCAAGTTGTACCTGTACATTGTCTTCACTCTTTTCATTCTCAAGCCCTGTATTCAACAACACTACATTGGAGTAAGCATCGTCACCTTCAAGCACATAGTCCTTGTTTACTATACATCCTTCATAGAGGTAAGAGTCATCAAGCGAGCCACCGGGGAATGAAACAACCTTGACGCTTTCAGCATCACCGGCTTTCTCAACTGCTGATACGCATAGTTCTGCAACTGCATCGAGTGAGTTCTCAAGTGCTTTACCAGTGATAGCAGTTTTAGCCACTGATACCAGTACATCACGCTCATCACTCGTAAGAGAAACATGTCGCTGTAGGTAATCAACAGCCATTTGAGATGCTTCATGATAACCACGACAAATAACATTCGGGTGCAATCCTTTCTCAAACAATGTTTCACTGTTACCAAGTAATTGACCTGCAAGAATGACTGTACTTGTTGTACCGTCATAGCATAGGCTTTCTTGAGTCTTCGCTACTTCAACAATCATTTTACCACCGGGATGTGATACATCAAGTTCACGCAGGATAGTAGCACCATCGTTTGTTACGATGACACCACCTCCACCATCAACCATCAGTTTGTCCATTCCCATAGGGCCAAGCGTTGATTTGACGGTATCTGCTACCGTCTTTGCCGCCCGTATGTTGTGTATTTGTGCTTTACTTTTTGTGCTTTCAATCTCCGTCATGTCTACCATTCCACATCTATTTTTACTATTTCGCCTGTATCTAATTGTCTTGATTTGATATAGCCTTCACTCTTTCCAAATTGATACAAGTCGAATGTTAGTTGAGCATCGCTAAGGCAGTATTTGGCTACCTCATCGAACTTACCTGCTCTCCATGCTAAGGGGGCATCTTCACTGTTCATAAGTTTATTGTCCTCTAAAGTGGTCTTTATCAGCATTCCCAGTGTTGTTGATACTTTACCAACGGCAGTTGCCGCCTTCTGTACCAAGTGCTTAGTGTCAATGACTACATCGGATTTACCGAGTATATCACCGGCTGTCCAGCAATCAAGTGCGTCACGCAGTACAGGTAAATCGAATCCTTTGATGTTATGACCGATGACAACGCCACCGCCAGCAACATGCTTTGCTAAGTCCTCGCCTAATGTACGAGGATGAAGTTCTTTCACCGTAGCATCAATATCAAGTGATTTGTTACAATACACTGTCCCATCGTTACCGTTCCATGTAGCAACTACTGTAGGCTCAAAGGAGGCGGTCTTATCCCATCCTCCGATTTCCCACGAGTAGTTACCTGTTTCAATATCCAATGCCATTATGTCACTCATTTTTTAGCCACCTTATGTCTGTAGTAAACTCGCTTTCCTTGCTTTCGATTGTTAAACAGTTTACTTGCGTAGTCCTTGAAGTGTCTTTGGGCAGTCGCCATAGATACTCCGGTGCTTTCGATATATTGCTGTACAACACCTTGCTTTCTACGCCAACTGTCGCCGTGGCCCTCAAGTTCATAGTCAGCGCACATATTGTATGCTTTAAGCATGTTTTCATGAATTTTACCTTCTTTAGCCTTATTACCGCCGATTTCAACGGAATCCTCAAGCCAAGAGATAAGGTTTTGAAATAGGTCAATAAGTATCTCGTGTGCCATATCTACATGTTCAGCCTTAACAACCCATGATTCATCAAGCAATGCCATGTGAAGAGATATGATACCGAGGTAGTTCTCCACACCGGGAGTAAATGATGCTACAATTTCGGACATACTCGCATCCATGTTACCCAATAATTCATAGATATCATCGGATGATTGATACAAAGCAGTAGTGTAGTCTGTATCGGGTTTGAACATATCCCACATATGACGCTGTACAATTTCTTCTCGTTCATCATCGGTCATTTCACCCCATTGCGTAAATGTTATTTCACTCATGTTGAGCAAACGGTCACGAATACGCTTTTCTGTATTATTGAAGTAATCGCAAATATCATCCTTAGACAAATCGTTTTCTTCGGGCCTTTGCCAAAAAGTACCAAGACGGGTAGTACTTACTTCTTGTCGCATACCCATATCCCAATGCGCCCAGTAAAGCAATACACGCTGAAAGATACCCTTTGTCAATACATAGTCCTTAACACCCTTCGGCGGGTAGGTAGTAATCCAAAGAGACACTAAAGAATCACACTCAATTTTGTTACCCTTCATGTGCTTTACCAGTACATTGCTGTTGCTACCTACTGCGTTACATGCTGTTTGTAGATACAACACTGTTTCTTGACTGTGCTTATTAGGAGTAAGAAGGATTGAACCTTCATCGAAATTGATAGCCTTGCGACCTGCAAGTAAACCCGGAACAGTTTCAAACTCACCCGTTGGTTTTTGTTTATCATCAAGTAGTGCATTTGTTGAGCCGATTAAACCTGCATCTGTACCCGAAGCAAACGAATCATAAGGTACTTCGATTTCCTCCATGATTTCACTAATGAAGTTCCATGCTATCGACTTACCAGTACGAGAAGGTTGAATCCAAAATACATGCACACGAGGGTCAAGGTGAGAATCACCAGTAGGAATACGAACATAAGGTAGTGCTACCTGTCCTTGGATAAAGAAGAAAGACAACAAGCCCGGAATCTCATTCATCATCGAAGTCTGTGAGAAGTGATGTAAGTACCCCTCAAGAAC